TCTGGCTCACCGGAGCGGACGGGAAGTCCCGGCGCGTTGGACCCGGCCTTCGTCTGCTGGCTCATGGGATACCCGCCCGAGTGGGACGCCTGCGCGCCTACGGCAACGCCATCGTCCCGCAAGTCGCGGCCGAAGTGATACGGGCCTACATGGAGTGCGCGCCATGACCCTCCCCCCTGGCCCGTGGCCCTGCGTGCTGGCGGATCCGCCCCGATGAGTGTGCAGATCATCGTCGGCGACTGCCGAAAGGTGCTGGAGACGCTGCCGAGCGACAGCGTGGATTGCATCGTCACGAGTCCGCCGTACTGGGGTTTGCGGAACTACAACGTCGCCGGCCAGATCGGCATGGAGAACAGCTTCAGCGCGTGGCTGTCCGAGATGGTCGTGATCTTCCGCGAGCTGCGCCGTGTGCTGAAGCCGACCGGGACCTGCTGGCTGAACTGCGGGGACGCCTACGCGAGCACGCCGAACGGTCGGAGCGCGGCGGCGTCGAAGGCGGCTGGCGACGACAGGTCGTTCCGCGACCGGCCGGTCAGCACGGTCGGCGAGTTCGCGGCGAAGCAGCGGATGATGATGCCGGCCCGGCTCGCCATCGCGCTGCAGGACGACGGCTGGTGGGTCCGCGATGAGATCATCTGGCACAAGCCGAACCCGATGCCATCGTCGGTCAAGGACCGCACCACGCCGGCGCACGAGATGGTGTATCTGCTGACGAAGCGGGCGCGGTATTACTATGACTATGTTGCCGTGATGGAGCCAATTGCTGTAGCCAGTGAAATAAGGTATGCGCAGCCAACTATTTCTGAGCAAAAGGGTGGGGCAAAGCAAGATCAGTACGAAAATGGCTTTACAGGGCAGCGTGTGCGGAGTCGTCGCCCCAACGAAATATTGGCTGACTTGGCACAAAACGGGCAGCAGATGCGCCAGCGGCGCTCTGTCTGGACCATCGCGACGCAGCCGATGCGGGAGGCGCACTTCGCGACGTTCCCCGAGGCGCTGGTCGAGCCGATGATCCTGGCCGGCACGTCGCACCGCGGCTGCTGCCGGCAGTGCGGGAAGCCGTGGGAGAGGGTGGTGGATCGCCACGATCGAGGATGGGATGGCTCGGTTTATGGAGAGCGTGCTGTTGCTGCTACTGGCGGTGTTTTGAGCGGGGGCACTGCGAAAAGCACGCTCGGCAGCAGCAATGGGAAGATGGTCGGAGAAATGATTCATTTGGGCTGGCGCCCCACCTGCAACTGCCCGCGTGGCCGACCCTCTCGGCCTGTCGTCCTGGACCCCTTCGGCGGCAGCGGCACGGTAGGGCTCGTGGCCGACCGCCACCAGCGCGACGCCATCCTGATCGAACTGAACCCCGAGTACGCGGAGATCGCCCGGCAGAGGATCGACGCGCAGCGTGATACACTGTTCTCTGCCATCACTGTCGAGAGGAGGGTCCCAGATGCCGACGAACCGTTCGAGGCTGCTGGCCGCGCTGGCGGCGATGATCCCGTCGCTGGCGTGGGCGACGCCGCCGCAGCCGATGGGCTGTGACGTGCCGACGATTGAGCAGGTGATCCAGGACAGCGTGGCGGACCTGAAGCCCTGCGAGGCGCCGGGGGCTGCGGCGGCGGAGATCTACTGATGGCCGGGCGCGTCATCGGGGCGGTCTGGGCGCTGGCCGCGGCGGGGGTGTTCCTGTTCCTCGCGACGGCGCTGCTGATCGCGTTCTTCGGCTGGTGGGCGCTGGCGGTGCCGGTGGCCTGGGCCGGGGTGGCGGCGCACTACCGGCTGCGGCAGCGGCGCGTGAATCCGACGCTGGAGCACAAGCTGTTCGCGGTCGGGCTGGCGAGGACGAACGATGTCTGAGGCGGTGGACTGGCAGAAGGTGCGCGACATGGCGGCGGCTGGGTGCTACGCGGCGGACATTGCCCGTGCCATCGGCTGGCGCAGCGATGCGAGCAACCTGAAGAAAGCAGCGCGCGTCAGAGGCATCGAGATCGCAAGCATGACCACTTCCGAGCGCGCCCGTCGTGCGGGCGCCGTTGGCGGCCGGCGCACGAAACGCAAGGCTGTCGCGGGCTTGATGCCGCCTCCAGGCGTCGGGGTGATGAAGGAAATCCGCAGGCTGTTGGGGATGTCGCATGTCTGAGCCGGTGCGGATAGGCGACGCCACGCTCTACCTTGGCGACTGCCTGGAGATCCTGCCGACGCTGGGGAAAGTCGACGCGGTGGTGACGGACCCGCCGTATGGGATGAAGTGGGACACTGACAGCACCCGATTTACCGGCGGCCAGCACAAGCGAGGGGATGGCCGAGATGATTGGGGTGCCGTAGCGCAGGATGACCACAAGTTTGATCCAGCCCCCTGGCTTGCGTTCCCCGAGTGCGTTCTTTGGGGGGCAAACCACTACGCCGCCAGCCTGCCGGTCGGTGCAACTCTTGTTTGGCTCAAGAAGCCCCCAGAGTTGTTCGGGACCTTCTTGTCAGACGCGGAGATTGGCTGGAAGAAGGGCGGTCATGGTGTGTTCTGCCACTTCAAACAGTTCCCGCCACCCTCGCGGGCTTTTGAGGGCGGCGCCGGGTCTTCGCCAGCCCACCCCACGCAGAAGCCACTGCAGCTTATGGAGTGGTGCCTGGGGATGGTGCGAGGCCACACCATCCTCGACCCCTTCATGGGCAGCGGCACCACCGGCGTAGCCTGTGCCAAGCTGGGTCGCAAGTTCATCGGCATCGAGATCGAGCCCCGTTACTTCGACATCGCCTGCCGGCGGATCGAGGAAGCCTACAAGCAGCCGCGCCTCTTTGCCGAGCCCGCGCCGAAACCAAAACAGGAGTCGATGGATGTCTGAGGAGCGTGTCGAGGTCGAACTGACAGGCGCGCCGCCGGCGCCCCCTCCTGTGAAGCGTGGCCGCGGCCGGCCGCGCGCGGTGGCGGTCGACACGCCGCCGAAGTCCCGCGCGCGGGACTGGCGGGGCGAGAGCGCGTACCAGCGGTGGCTGGTCGACCCGCCGGCGCACCAGGCGCAGCAGTCGGCCGACGTGAACCGGCTGCTGGCGGCGATCCGGGCCCGGGCGAAGGAGGCGGGCTTCGAGCATCGGCAGGGCGTCGCCTGGACCGCGCTGGCGAAGGAAGCGGGCCTGAAGCAGTTGCAGCTCGAACTGATGCTGCGGGGGCGGCAGCGGATGCCGCTGCACATCCTGGTGCTGGTCGCCGCGGCGGTCGGGCTGCGGGTCACGGTGGTCGAAGATGACCGCGGTCTCGCCACCGACTGAGGCCCCGCTGACGCCCGAGACGGCTGCGGCAGAACTGCTGCGCCGTCGCCGGGCGCGCGAGTCGACGGCGGGGTACATCGAGTACGTCTCCGGCCGGCCGATGGCGCGGCACGCGCAGTTCGTGGCGCGGAAGTTCGACAGGCTGGAGGCGGGCGAGTTCAACCAGCTTCTGATCTGTATGCCGCCGGGGCACAAGAAATCCTGGACGGCGCAGCATTTCATCTCGCGGTTCATGGCGCGCAACCCCGGGGTGCCGGTGATTCACGCCAGCCACACGCAGAAGCTCGTCGCGCGGTGGGGCGGGAGGATCAGGAACATCTTCAACTCGCCGGAGCACCAGCGGCTCTATCCAGGCGTCACGGTGTCGTCGGACGTGCGCGCCTCGGACGAGTGGGAAACCGACGCGGGCGCGAGCTACATCGCCGCTGGCGTGGACACCGCCATTCAGGGGCGCCGCGGCGGCCTGGTGGTGATCGACGACCCGCTGCGCAGCATCTCCGACGCCGAGAGCCAGACGGTACGCGACACGCTCTGGGAGTGGTACGGCGGCGACATCGGCTCGCGCCTGCTGCCGAACGCGAAGATCGTGCTGATCCAGACGCGCTTCCACCTGGACGATCTCGCGGGGCGACTGCTGCAGGCGGCGCGCGACGGCTACGGGCGCCCGTGGGAGACCTGCATCCTGCCGGCCATCGCGGAGGAGAACGACCCATTCGGGCGCGAGCCCGGCGACGCGCTGTGGCCGGAGGAATATTCGCTGGCGTGGTTGGAGGCGAAGCGCAACGAGCCGCAGATGACCAAGCGGCTGTGGGCATCGCTCTATCAGCAGAGCCCGACGGTCGACAGCGGCGGGATCATCGACCGCTCCTGGTTCAAGCTCTGGCGCTCGACCGAGCCGCCGCAGTTGAAGTTCGTGCTGCAGTCCTGGGACACGGCGCTGACGGCGAACAAGGACTCCGCGTTCTGCGCCTGCACGACCTGGGGCGTGTTCGAAGAACCCGAGACGCGGGCGCCGGCGGTGATCCTGATGTCGGCGGTGCGGAACCGCTGGGAGTGGCCGGACCTGCGGCGCATGGCGCAGCGGCTGGGCATGGACTACCGCGACGACCAGATCAACATGCCGCGCACGCCGGACGGAAAGCACAAGCCCGACATGATTCTGGTCGAGGCCAAGGCCAACGGGCAGGCGCTGCTGCTGGACCTGATGCGCGCCGGCCTGTCGGTGATGGGGTTCAACCCGGACAAGTACGGCGACAAGATCGCGCGCGTGCGGCTGGTGACGGACCTGATCGAGAACGGCCGTGTCTACCTGCCCGCCGCCCCGCCGACCTTCCTGCATCCGCGCAAGTGGGCAGAGGAGTTCCTGGACCAGTGCGCGCAGTTCCCGGCCGCGGCGTCGCGCGACTACGTCGACACGATGACCCAGGCGTTCCTGCGCATCAAAGCGAGCGGCTGGGTGGCGAACACCGAGAACATCGTGCCGGACCGCCCCGGACAGGGCAGCCAGCCGCACGCGCAGGCGTTTTACTGAGACACCCGCTCCCTTGTGTGTGCGGGTGCTTGTATCCACACTGGATTGTGCTATTCTCCGCCGCTAGCTACCCGCTAGCCTGGGAGATACCAGACCTTGCGTGCGCCACGCCGACACAGCATCGCCCCGCCGGACTCAGCCGGCGAGCCGGTGTTTGCGCCGCTCGAACCCATGCCGGACGAGGTCGAGATCGACCTGTCGCTCGCCCCGGGCCCCTCTATGGTCGAGGGCGCCGCGCTGCACGAGATGGCCGATGGCACGGTCGAGGTAGACCTGACGCCGCAGCAGGTACCGCCGCTGGTCCCGGTCGAGCATGGCGCGAACCTCGCGAACTTCATCCCGGACAGCCAACTCCAGAACGTCGCCGCCGAGATCATCGAAGGCATCGACGAGGACAAGACTTCCCGGCAGCAGTGGGAGGATCAGGCGGCGACCGGCATGAAGCTGATGGGCTTCAACTGCGAGGACCGGACGTTCCCCTTCAACGGCGCCTCGGGCGTCTACGACACCCTGATGGCCGAGGCGGTGCTGCGGATGCAGGCCATCGCCTATGGCGAACTGCTGCCGCCGAACGGGCCGGTCAAGCCGCAGATCATCGGCGAGGCGCCGGACGCGCTGCAGCGGCTGGCGCAGCGGCAGGCGACCTGGATGAACTACTACTTCACCAAGGGCGCCCCGGAGTATTACCCGGACTTCGACCAGATGCTGCTCTACTGGCCGCTGATCGGGTCGACCTTCAAGAAAATCTACCAGGACCCCGTGCTGAAGCGGCCGGTGGCGACATTCATCATGCCGTCGGACTTCATCGCGCCCTACACGGCGACGGCGCTGGAGACCGCGGCGCGGCTGACCAACGTGATCCGGCCGTCGGTGCGCGAACTGAAGCTGCGGACCCTGGCGGGGTTCTACCGGGACGTGGGGCTCCCGCCGCCGAGCGACCTGACCACGCAGACCAGCGAGCCGCTGAAGCAGCAGACCGACGCCAGCACGGGGCTCCAGCCGGCCAGCACGATCAAGTCGTCGACCTACACCTTCTACGAGACATCGTGCTTCTGGGACTTCGAGGGCGCCGACCCGCTGGTGACGGAGCGCGGCCTGCCGGTGCCGTACATCGTGACGATCGACAACGACAGCCAGAAGGTGCTGTCCGTCTACCGCAACTGGCGCGTGGCCGACCCGACGATGCAGCGGCGCGTGACCTACGCGCACTATCGGTTCTTCCCCGGCTTCGGGTTCTACGGGACGGGCTACGCGCACATCCTCGGCGGCATGGCGAAAAGCGCGACGACGCAGCGGCGCCAGATCGAGGACAGCGGCACGCTGAACAACTTCCCCGGCGGCCTGCGGGTCAAGGGGATGCGGATGGACGACAACAACATCCGCATCGGGCCGATGGAGTTCCCGGAGATCGACACGGCCGGCCTGCCGATTCAGCAGGCGGTGATGACGATGCCCTACAAGGAGCCGTCGGCCGTCACCTTCCAGATGATGCAGGACACCCGGAAGTCCGGCCGCGACATCGCCGGGCTCGGAGAGATCGCCGTCGGCGAGGGCCGCCAGGACGCGCCGGTCGGCACGACGATGGCGCTCCTCGAACAGGCGATGAAGTTCCAGTCCTCGACGATGAAGCGCGCGCACGACGCCTTCGCGGACGAACTGGCGATGTTCCAGGAACTGTTCGCCGAGCATCTGCCCGACGCGCCCTACCCCTACATCGTCGACGGCCAGCAGCACGACATCATGCGCCAGGATTTCCAGGAGCGCATCGCCGTCGTGCCGGTGTCCGACCCGAACATCACCTCGACGACGCAGCGCATCATGCGCGCGCAGGCGCTGCTGCAGAGCGCCACGTCGACACCGCAGTTGCACGACATGCGCGAGGCGTTCAAGGAACTCTACGTCGCGATGGGCGTCGAGCCCGGCAAGATCGACCGGCTGCTGCCGCCGCCGGACTCCGGCCGGCCGATGGACCCGCTCACCGAGAACCAGCTCGCCGTGCTGGGCAAGCCGCTGAAGGCAGCGCCCTACCAGGACCACCAGGCGCACATCCAGGTCCACATGCCGCTGGGCCAGACCCCGGCGATGCAGGCGCACATCGCCGAGCACGTCGCGATGCAGATGCGCGCGCAGATCGAGGCGCTGATCGGGCGGCCGCTGCCGCAGGGCCCGATGCCGCCGGAGATTGAGAACCAGGTCGCGGTCCTGGTCGCGAAGGCCACCCAGGCGCTGCAGGCGCAGCAGCAGGAAGGCAAGCCGCTCACGCCGGAGCAGTTGCTGCAGGCGCAGATCGAGGTCGAGAAGGCGAAGATCGCGCAGCGCGACCGCGAGACGGCGCAGAAGGCCGAGGTCGAGGCGTTCAAGACGCAGACGGATTTCGAGAAGGCCAAGCTGGAGACCGAGTCGCAGGAGCGCGTGGCCCGGCTGCGTGCGTTCGGCGAGACGGCGGACAACACGCGCGACCCGCTGTCGTTTGCGATGGACCTGCTGAATGGCGTAGGGCCGTTCAAACCCGCCGGCCAGAACGGTGCGGCGCCAACCCCCCGAAAGGAGAACCCCGGTGGATAGTCAGCGTCTCAAGGCCCGCGGCATGATCTCGGACCCCGGGCTCAAGCAGATGGTCGGCCAGAAGGGTGTCCCCAAGCCGCGGCGCGCGGCGCAGGCCACGCTCGCGCACGGCACGCCGGTCCCGCTCGCCAAGGGCGGTCGCGTCAAGGGCGACGCGATCCAGGCGATGGAGAACAAGGCGATGGAGATGCAGGAGTCGCGCGCCGACAAGAAGCAGGACAAGTCGATGATGGCGCGGCACAACCGCCTCATGCACCCCGGCCAGAAGTCGAAGCTGGCGAAGGGCGGGAAGGCCGGCTGCAAGATGGCCGCCGGCGGCGCCGCGAAGGTCCGCAAGGGCGTGATGAAGGGCAACCACGCGCCCAAGGCCGGCAAGGCGGCGGCCTACGAGTAATGCCGTCGAGGTCCCAGAAGCAGCGGCGGTTCATGGCCGCCGCCGCGCACGATCCCGGGTTCGCCAAGAGGGCAGGCATCCCGGAGAAGGTAGCGAAGGAGTTCAACGCAGCGGACAAGGCGGCCGGCAAACGCAAGCTGCCTGAGAAGAAGCGATGATGGTGACGGTTCACCTGCCTGTTGATGAGGCCGCGTTTATTCTCGACGTGCTGGGGCGCTATTGCGGCCCGAGCAACGAGGCGACGCCGGCCTACGAGACGGTCAGGAAGGCGCTGGACGGTATCGGTTATCGGATTGCGGAGCCCTGCAGGCCGGTGCCTGAGCGATCCGTCGCGGCGCTCGCCATGAGCACCCCTGGACGTTAAGGAGGAGGAAGGGATGACCTACCAGATTGTGCGTGAGGAAGGCCGAGGCGACGTGCTGAAGGTCTACCTGGATGAGATGTCGGACGAAGCCAAAGCGCGCTGCGGGACCGACTTCAACCCGAGCGGCGATCCACAGATTACGCTTGCCAAGGCGCTCTGCGTCGGAGCGGTCGAGATGGCGACCCGAATCGCCGCTGGTGGACGCAACACGCCGCTGGCCGGTCGTGCTGCGGCGACGGCTGCGACCGAGTTCGAGAAGGGCCAGATGCTTCTCGTCAAGGCCGTGGTTCACGCAAGCAAGGGGCGCTGACCATGATCGAGCAGTTTCGGAACATGATCGCGGTCGAGTTGGAGAACCGCATCCGCAAGTCGGTCGAGGATGTGGCGCAGCTCACCTACTACACCTCGGCGCAGCGGGGGGACGGGCAGATGATCCCCGGCACGTCGCTGGAGGCCATCGGCGTCCAGACCATCGCGCACAATGCCCGCACCCGGGCGCTGCACGAGGCGCTGATGATCGTGCAGTCGGCCTACAAGCAGATCAACGCGCCGGCGCAGCAGCCGAAGGACGCGGCGGAGAAGGCGCAGGAGGCCCCCTACGCATGAACGCCAACGGACTCACGGCCATCGCGCAGGGCGCCGGCGCCGGCGTCGGCTTCGTGGAAGCGCACGAGGAGGAAACCGCCCGTGCGATGATCCACAAGGAACTGCGCTCGCTCACCGGCAAGCAGGATGTCGAGTACCCGCGCCCGGCGGGCTACTACCTGACGGTGAAAATCTACGTCCGGCCGGAGGAACTGTCGACCGTCAACGGTCCCGACGGCAAGGCGGTCACGATCTGGGCGCCGCCGTCGGTGCAGCGGGACGACAAGTACCAGTCCGTCGCCGCGCTGGTGGTCGCCAAGGGGCCGCAGGCGTACCGCGGCACCGACGCGAAGGGCAACCCGAAGTTCCCCGAGGGGGACTGGTGCCGGGTCGGCGACTGGGTCGTCATCCCGCGCTACGAGAGCCACCTCGTCATGTTCCACGGCATCGCGCTCGGGTTCATCCCGGACGATCGCATCCTGGCGGTGATCCAGGACCCCCGCGATGTCATGGCCGTCAACGTCGCCGATAGGATCTGACCATGACCACAGCGACCCAGCAGACCCCGCCGCAGGGCGGCAGCGCGCCGCCCCCCGCCCCGGACACCGCCGCCCCGCCGGCGGCCGCCCCGATCCCCGGCCAGGCCAGCCCGGAGCCGTTGCCGCCGGATGTCGAGATCAGCCTGGACGGCGACGGCGGCGACGCCGCATCGCCGCCGGCCGCCGCGCCACCGCCCGCTGCGGCCCCGGCGCCCGCCGAGGGGCTGAAGCTCAAGAACGGCGGCCGGGCGAACAACCGGATCGCGGCGCTCGACCAGGAGCGCAACGAACTGGCCCGGCAGCTCGAATCCGAACGGGCCGAGCGCGCGCGGCTGCTCGAAGGCGCGATGAAGCTGGTCGAGGACAAGCGCCGCAGCGACATCGCGGCGATGACCCACTACGAGGCCCGCTGGTCCGAGGTCGAGGTCAATGCCCGCGCCAGCCTGAAGGTCGCGGTCGACGCCGGCGACGCCGGGCTGCAGGCCGAGGCGATGGCCCGGCTCACCGAGGCGCAGACCAACCTCGCGGCGATCCGCAACTGGAAGGCCGCCAACCCGCAGGCGATGCAGGCCGCCCCGCAGCGGCAGGTCCAGCCGCAGCAGCAGCCGCAGGTGCCGCAGCGGCAGGAGCCCGGCGCGCCCCCGCAGGTCGATCCGGCCACGGCCGCCTGGGTGAAGCAGAACTCCTGGTTCGACCCCGAGAGCGAGGACTTCGACCAGGAGATGCACTTCGCCGCCGCGAACTACGCCGCCGTGCTGGAGCGCCGGCTGATCGCCGCCGGCCGTGGCAACGAGGTGGCGACGCCGGGGTACTTCGCCCGGGTGGAACAGTTCATCCGCAGCGAGTTCCCCGACGCCTTCGACGGTGCCGCCGAGCCGCCGGCCGCCGCGCCGCAGAAGAACGGTGGGGCGCCGGTGGCGCCGACCGGCCGGGGCCCGGCGCCCGGCCAGCAGCCGCCGAAGTCGCAGAACACCATCCGCCTTACCGGCGCCGAGCGCGCTCTGGTGAAGCAGATGAACAGCAACGGCGCGCTGCCGCTCAAGCCGAACGGCCAGCGCATGTCCGACCACGAGGCGGAGGTGTACTTCGCCAAGCAGAAGGCGGCCGACATCGCCCGCCGGAAGGAGAACTGATCATGCCCCCGGAAGCCCGTCCCATCCGCGACGACACCGGCCGCCAGGGCGATGCCCGCGGCGCCGCCGCCCGCGCCGCCGACAAGCGCCCGCTGGCCCCGCAGGGCTGGCAGAGCCGCCTCTACGTCGACCCCGCCAAGGTCCCGGCCGACAAGGTCTATGCCTGGGTCGCGGTCTCGGTGGCCGGCGTGGACAACCACGACCGCGCCCAGCTCAGGCTGCAGCAGGGCTGGTCGCCGGTGCCCCCGGACCGCCACCCGGAACTGGCCGGCGTCCACTTCGAGGGGTTCGGCCGGCCGAAGTCGAACCTGATCGAGCGCGGCGGCCAGGTGCTCTGCGAGATCGACAAGGCGACGTGGCTGGCGATGAAGGAGGCCAAGCGGCAGGAGTCGATGGACGTGATCAGCGCGGTCCAGTGGACGACGCAGTCCGACCCGATGATGCCGACCTTCGACAACAGCCAGGTCGGCATCGAGCGCGTCACGGCGCAGCGAGGGTTCAAGGAATAGGGCGGCTCCGACTCCCCGCCCTATGCGCGCCCGGCGCCGTAAGTCTCTGCCAGCGCCGGGCACTTCCCCGCCGGCCCACCACCCCCGGCGGGGCTTTCTCTGGAGCGCCTGATGATCTGGCTCCCGCTCTGCATCGCCCTCGGGGCGTTCCTCTACCGCTGGCGCGGCGGCCCGGCGTGGCTGAAGGCGCCGCGGTGGCTGAAACTCGGCGCCTGCGCGGCCGGGCTCTCCCTGCCGGCCTTCCTCGGCGCGCCCTGGCCGCTGGCGCTGGCGGCGTTCATCGCGTCGCTGGTCGCCATCTCCCTCGGCCACGGCGCCTACATGGACTTGGCGCACACCAGCCCCGAGAAGCCGCATGACCGGGTGGGGCAGTACCAGGAGGAGCCCTGGCTGGCGTGGCTGCGCTGGATATTCCCGGCCGGCACGATCGGCGGCTCCCGGTACTGGTACGAGTTCCTGGCGCTGGGGGTGACAGGATTTGTCGCCACCCTGCCGGCGGGGCTGGCGCTGGTGCTGGCCGGCGACTGGCGCGGGGTGTTGCTGGCCGCCTCTGGCTTCCTCAAGGCGCCGGCCTACGCCATCGGCTGGCGGCTGGCGAAGGGCTCCCGCGCCACCGAGATAGGCGAGTGGTTGACCGGGGCGGGGATGGGCCTTGGCGTCGGACTGGCGCTGGGGTAGATTGCTGCCGGGACGTAGCTCAGCGGATAGAGCGCGCGGCTCCGGACCGCGAGGACGGGAGTTCGAGTCTCCCCGCCCCAGCCAACAGAGTGCGTGGTGCGCCCCACCTGATGCCGGTGGCATCCTGCTGCGAAAGCCGGCGTAGTAACAGCAGGGGTAAACCGGCAGAGCGCGCGGGAAGCCCGCTGGCCTCACGGCTGGCGGGCTTTTTGCTTGACAGCCGACCCATAACCTGCTCAGGCTACCAGCGTTCGATGGTGGTCACGTATCCACCCCCTGCCCCTCGCAGGGCGTCGACGCCGTAACGTACCGGCCCGGCTTCGCGCGGCACGCGAAACCCCACCGACACTGCGAGGAACGCCATGAGCTACGGCACGAATGCCCCGATGGGGCTTGTCCCCTTCCGCTACCTCAACGGCGCGCTGTTCAACGGCGCGGCCAACGAGTACCGGATCCTCAACACCTACGCCTCCAGCATCTTCACCGGCGACCCGGTGACGATCGCGAACGACGGCACCATCACCCGCGGCGCCGCCGGTGCGGCCTGCGTCGGCGTGTTCCAGGGCTGCAAGTACATCGACAGCACCGGCACGGTGAAGTTCCTGCCCTACTGGCCCGGCAACCCCGGCGTCCAGACCGGCAACCAGGCGATCGCCCTGGTGCTCGACGACCCGAACATCGTCTACTCCATCCAGGAGACGGACGCCTCGGGCAACGCCGGCACGCCGCTGGCGCTCACCGATGTCGGCCTCAACGCGAACTTCCTCTACACCGCGGGCAACACCGCTACCGGCCAGTCGGCGGTCTCGCTCAACAACGCCAGCGAGGGCGTGACCGACACGCTCAACCTGAAGATCATCGCGCTGGACCCGACCGTCGGGAACGCCGTTGGCAGCTTCGCCAACTGGCTCGTCACCCTCAACAACCACCGCTACCGCACCGGCATCACGGGCGTCTGAGCGGACAGCGGCGGAAAGGAACCAGAGCCATGACCATCAACACCACCGCGATCAAGGACCTGCTCCGTCCCGGGCTGGCCGCGATCTTCGGCGACTACTCGATGTACCCGGCCCAGTGGTCGGAGATCTTCGAGCGCCACACCTCCGACAAGGCGTACGAGATCGAGGTCGAGATCAAGCTGCTCGGCCTCGCCGCGATCAAGGCGGAGGGCGCACCGACGACCTACGACAACATGGGTCAGCGGTACATCACGAACTACGTCCACCGCTACGTCTCGGTGGGCTTCATCATCACCCGGCAGGCGATCAAGGACAACCTCTACCAGTCCAAGTTCCCGATGCAGGGCAAGGCGCTGCGGGACTCGATGCAACAGACCAAGGAAGTGCTCGGCGCTTCCGTGCTGAACAACGGGTTCGACGGCAACTTCCCGATCGGCGACGGCCAGCCGCTGTTCTCCACGGCGCACCCCATCGACAACGGCACCGTGGCGAACACCTTCACCGTCCAGGCGGACCTCAACGAGACCTCCCTGCAGGACGCCATCGTCGCCATCCAGCGGTTCAAGAACGCCGCCGGCCTGCGCGTGATGACCAAGCCGCAGAAGCTCATCGTGCCGGCGCCGCTGCAGTGGACGGCGGAGCGCCTGATGAAGTCGGAGTTCCGGGTCAGCACCGCGAACAACGACGTGAACGCCCTCTACACCACCTCGGCGGTGCCGAAGGGCTACCGGGTCAACCAGTTCCTCACCGACGACGACGCCTGGTTCCTCCTGACCGACGCGCCGAACGGGTTCAAGCACTACGAACGCGAGGCGCTGGAGACGGATGTCTACACCGATTTCGACACCGACTCGCTCAAGGCCAAGGCGCTCGAACGATATTCGTTTGGGTGCACTGACTTCCGCGCGGGCTTTGGTTCGTCCGGCGCGTGATCGGTGATATGGTGGAGACCATGACCATTACCTCCACCATCTGCGAGACGTGCGGCGGCGCTTTCGAGTACGAGCGCCGCCGCCAGCCTCGCCGCTTCTGCTCGAAGTCGTGCCGGCAGAAGATGCTGGCTGTCCGCCACGCTGCGTACAAGAAGGCGTGGGCGATGAAGAACAAAGATTCCCTGGCTGAGAAGCGTGCCGCTTGGCTTACTGAAAATCGGGCCGTGCTCAAGGCTGCCCAGCGTCGCTACTACGAGAAGAACCGCGAGAAGGTGATCGCCAAGGCGCGGCAATGTGACATCGAAAACCCAGCGTCTGCTCGCGAACGCAAAGCTCGCTATGCCGCCACCCCGCGCGGTAGAGACAAGGCACTGGAGAGCGTCCATCGTCGCCGTGCGCGCATGGCCGGCGCGCGAGGCAGCCACACGCGGGCGCAGTTCCGCAAGCTGGTGGCATTTTACGAGAACAAGTGCCTGTGCTGCGGCGACGTGTTCCCGATAGCGCAGATCGAAGCGGATCACGTTGTCCCGGTCGCGCACGGCGGGGACAACTCGATCTTCAACCTGCAGCCCCTGTGTCAGCCGTGCAATCGTCGGAAGGCTGACAAGCATCAGGACTTCCGGCCGACGTGGGAGAACTACCTATGACTCATTTCTCTGACGGCGTGCGCGTCGGCGCCAACTTCGACCGGCACGGCAACGTCACCGAGCCCGGCGGTCCGATGAGCCCGGTCTATGTCTACAACGTCGTGCCGGTCGCCCTGGTGACGAACGGCATCGCGCAGGCGCAGGCGGTGGCGGCGCCCGGCGACCTGACGCTCAACGGCTCCCTGGCCTCCGGCGGTACGGTCACGCTCGACGTGCCGCGCAACGTCATCATCGACGCCAGCGATGTCGGCGACACGACGCAGACCGCCACGGTCTACGGCTACGATGTCTACGGCATCCCGATGACCGAGGACATCGCCTTCAACGGGACGACCGCGGTCGCCGGTGCGAAGGCGTTCAAGCGCATCACCCGCATCGCGATCGACGCGCTGATGGCCGGCAACGCCTTCGTCGGCACCGGCGACGTGCTCGGTCTGCCGTACTTCACCAGCACCCGCAACTACGTCCTGACGGCCTGGGACGGCGCCTTCGTGACCACCGGGACCTACGTCGCCGGCGACACCACCACGGCCACGTCGACGACAGGCGATGTCCGCGGCACCTACACGCCGCCGACGGCGACCGACGCCGCGCGCCGGCTGACGGCCTACATCTTCCTGGCGGACCCGGACACCGATGCCGGGCTCTACGGCGTGGCCCAGGCGTAAGGGGCCCCGCCGATGCCGCGCCCCAAGTCCTACGCCTGGCCGGCCCCGGACGCCGACGGTATCTGCCTCGCGCAGACCACCGCCGGCGCGGGCGCCTTCGTCATCAACGGGGCGCTGCTGGACAAGCAGGCCACGATGCAGGGCGTCGCCCGCGTGGTGCTGCCCGGCATCCAGCGGACCGTGAGCATCACCTGCGCGGCCGACATCTCGGCGGTCAACTTCACGATCACCGGGACCGATCTGCGGGGCGCTGCGGTGACGGAGACCCTGGCCGGTCCGGACACGACGCCGACCACGGTCGAGACCACGGCGGAGTTCCACACGATCACCAGCGTCACGGTGGACGACGCGGTTGGCACGAACGTCACCGTCGGCACCGGGACCACCGGGCAGACGAATTGGATGGTGCTGGACTACTTCATCTCGCCGTTCAACGTGGGGCTCGGCGTGACGGTGACGGGCACCATCGACTACGACGTGCAGTACACCTTCGACGACGTGCAGGCGACGGCCTCGCCGGTCGCGTTCACGCACCCGGATCTGGATGGCAAGACGTCCTCGGCGGACGGCAACTTCGCCTTCCCGTGCCGCGCGGTGCAGATGCTGATCAACAGCTCGACCAACGGCACCGCGGTCTTCACTGTGGCGCAGGCTGGGGCATAGCCCCCGAGGAGGCGCCTGATGGCGATCAACCGGGGGTCTGGGATCAGCGCAGGGCCTGGGAGCAATTCTGGCAGTGGCATCGGGGGCGCCGGCATCGCGGTGGTTCCGGCCGGCGGCGGCCCCGTGTCGTTCGATTTCTCCGGGGGCTCGCTGCCGGTCGGCGCGGCTCTGACGCGCAGCAGCATCGGGACCTATTTCGACGCGAGCGGGGTGATGCAGTCGGCAGCCATCGACACGGCGCGCTTCGACTACATCTACGACGGCTCGGTCTGGTCGCTGGCCGGCCTGCTGGTCGAGCCGCAGCGGACCAACATCAGCCTGAACAGCCAGGCGCTGAACGCCGGTGGCGGCTGGAACCCGGCGCGCGTGACGGTCACCGATGACGCGCTGGCGGCGCCGGATGGGACGACGACGGCCGAGTTGGTGGTGCCGAGCGCGGACAGCGGCACGCACCTCATCGGCCGGTCCTCGACGCAGACCGTGGCGCAGGTCTGGACGCTTTCGGAGTTCCTGCGGCCCGGCGCCGGCAGCTACCGCGCGGCGATGACGCTCCAGAACGCGGTCGAGGCCGACGCGGTCCAGGCCAACGTCAACTTGGGCGCGCCGGCGATCACGGTGCAGAACCTGGGGCAGGGCTCCGGCGCGGTCGGCAGGCTGTCGCTGCTGAATGACGGCTGGCTGCGCGCCTCGCTCACCGGGACGCCGGACGCAAACGGCACCAGCCTGCGATCGACCTGTTTCGTCGCCAACTCCGGCGGCTCGCTTTCCTACGTCGGCGACGCGACGAACGGCATCTATGTCTGGGGTATCCAGACCGAGCTTGGCGCCTTCCCGACCAGCTACATCCCGACCACCGGCAGCGCGGCGACGCGCTCGGCCGACGTGCTGACGCTGACGATCCCGACTGGCACCTACGACATGGAGGCGGTCACGCCGACCGGCACCTACCAGGGGCCCGGCGTGTCGGTGACTGGGGGCGCCTACGTCTTCGACTGGTCCGACTTCGTGGGCGCTACGACGGAAACCCGACTCACCGTTCTTTCGGCGACGCCAGCATGACCACCTCCGGCACTTACAGCTTCGGGACCAACACGGAGGCGGTCGACATCATCGTCGAGGCGTGGGAGCGGTGTGGCCGCGTCGTCTCGACCCTCTCCGACAACGACATGGACTCCGCCCGCCGGAGCCTGTCGCACCTGTTCGCCGAGTGGGCCAACAAGGGCCCGAACCTCTGGGAAGTCGAACTGGTCGCCCTGCCGCTCACCGCCAACGTGGCGAGCTACGAACTGGACGCCCGGACCATCTACATCACCCAGGCGGCGACCAGGACCACCAGCGGCGGCCGCAACACCGACCTGATCATCTACGGCATCTCGCGCGCCGAGTATCTGGCGCAGCCGAACAAGGCGCAGACGGCACAGCGGCCGACGCAGTTCTACCTGCAGCGGACCAATCCGCCGGTGCTCTACCTCTGGCCGGTGCCGGACAACAGCAGCGTGACGCTGCTCTACTACCGCATGACGATGCAGCAGGACGTGGGCAAGTACACGAACACGGTCGACGCGCCGCAGCGGTGGATGGATGCGATCGCTTCCGGGCTCGCCGCGCGGCTGGCGGTCAAGTTCGCGCCGGACCGGCTGCAGGTCCTGAAGATGGAGGCGGCGGAAGCCTATGCCACGGCGGCGCGCGAGGACCGCGAGCGCGTGCCCATGCGGATCAGCCCTGACTTCACCGGAGGGCGCTACCTGTGAGCCAGGTCCAGAAGAACATCGTCCGGCGGACCCGGCCTGCCCCGCGCTTCGACGCCCGGGATCCGCGCGCCATCGCGATCTGCGACGGCTGCGGCTTCCTGGTGCAGCACAACGTCCTGCGCGAGAAGATGGAGTACCGCGGCGGCATCTCGCCGGTCGGCACGGGGCTCATGGTCTGCCCGCGCTGCGACGACGTGCCGAACCCCTACGGGCAGCTTCAGGTTCTGCCGCCGGATCCCGTGCCGGTGCGCAACCCGCGCCCGGACTTCACGCCGACGTGGTTTCTGCTGACCGAGGACGGCGACACGCTGACCACCGAGGACGACGACGTGTTCGCGGTGAACGGCGACGCCGACATCACCGTGGCGGACCTTGAGGACACGACCTGGCGATGAGCAACGTCCCGATCACCGGCCTGCCTGCCTTCGTCGGTCCCGCGACCGGCAACGAACTGTTGCCGGCAGTCTCCGGCGGCGTGACCTATCAGGTCGCGCTGTCGCAGCTCCTGCAGGCGGTGCCGGTCGGCTATGTGCCGGTCTCGCGCGAGATCAACACCGGGACCGGGCTGCAGGGCGGCGGCGACCTGAGCGCGAACCGCACCCTGTCGCTGGCCGATACTGCGGTCGCGGCCGGCAGCTATGGAGGTGCCAACACCATCGCGACCTTCACCGTGGACGCCCAGGGCCGGCTGACGGCGGCGGCGAACTCGGCGGTGTCGTTCGCGGGCTATGTGCCGGACACGCGCACACTGACGGCGGGCACGGGGCTGACCGGCGGCGGCGACCTGTCGGCGGACCGGACGTTCGACCTCGCCGATACCGCGGTCACGCCGACGACCTACGGCTCGGCGACCAACGTGGGGACCTTCACGGTCGACCAGCAGGGGCGCATCACCAACGCGCTTGACGTTGCCATCGACATCCCCGGGAGCGGCGGCGTCCCCGACACGCGGCAGGTGATCGCCGGCACGGGCCTGTCCGGCGGTGGCGCGCTGTCCAGCGATGTGACCCTGGACCTTGCCAACACGACCGTCGTGGCGGCCCCCTACGGCGGCGCGGCCACGGTGGGGACCTTCACCGTCGATGCGCAGGGGCGGCTGACGGCGGCCGCCGATGTCGCCATCGCCATCGCCAACACTGCGGTCTCCGGCCTCGGCACCGCCTCGACCCAGAACACCGGCACCAGCGGCGCGACGCTGCCGTTCCTCAATGGCACCAACACCTGGAGCGGCGCGCAGACCTTCACCACGTCGGCGTCCTACGGGACCGTCGTCACGATGGAGGGCACCAGCACCGACGCTGGGCCGATCATGGCGGCCTATGGCAACAGCGCCACGCCGGCCGCCTTCGACGACCTGTTCTACATCCAGGTCAGCGGCAACAGCTCGACCGCGGTGAAGCGCACCGTCGGCGAAATCTACATGCAGTACGTCGACCCGACGAACGCGAGCGAGGACGCGCGGTGGGGCATCTCGACGATCATTGCCGGGACCAAGGCGACCCGCTGGTGGGTCGGCGCAGGATTCTACGCCGATGGCACTTCGGATCCGGGCGCGGGCATCGTGAACGCGACCGGCTATCAGGTCAGCGGGACCGATGTGTTTGCCCGCGCGAACACATGGACCGGCACCAACATCTTCCGCACGACCGGCACCGCGCCAGCCAACGTCCAGATCACCAGCACCGACTCTGGCACCGCACCATTTGCATTCGATCTGTACCGGGACAGTTCATCGCCGGCGGCAGCAGATGGCCTGGCGGACATTCGGTTCCGTGGGCGCAACACGATCGCAGGCAACATCACCTATGCGCGCCTTCGCTCCGGCATCTCGGACCCGACCAGTGGCAGCGAGGACGGCTTCTTCGAGTTCTACACCATGCTCGCGGGGGTCGAGACGCTATCGGCGACGCTGGGGCCGGGGCCATCCCTGGTGATGACGACGGCAGCCGATTCCGGGGCGCCGCTTCAGATCACTGGCACCAGCGCGGGGGCTGGTGGGCCGCGTGTCTTTTTGACCCACGACTCCGCATCCCCGGCGACAGGTGACGCCTCGTCCATCCAGGCGCTCTTCCGGGATACTGCGGGGAATCTGGACGCGCTTGGAACGATCCAGGCGTACCTTGGCGACCCCACCAGCGGCAGCGAGGATTTCCAGTGGCGGTTCGGCGGCTACATCGCCGGTGCGGATTCGGCTCTTGTCCGCATGGGGCCGGGATTGCAGGTTGGCGGACCTACTGGTGGGATGCCGGCCGCGCAGGGCGAGGTCAACGCCAGTGCCTACTACGACGACGGCGTCCAGATCCTTCCCATCACGCCGCTGACGATGACCGCAGCCTCTGGGCAGAGCGAGATCGACTTCACCGGCATCCCCTCGACCGCGCGCCGAGTGACCGTCACCTTCTCCGGTCTGTCGCTGTCCGGCACTGACAACATCCTGATCCAACTCGGCGATGCGGGCGGCCCGGAGAATACCGGGTACGTCTCGGTGTCGGCAGACATCGACGCCAGCGAGACGACGGTCAGCAGCACGGCCGGCATCATCATCAAGTGTGACAACGCTGCCGACGCGATCCACGGGCAGGTGATCTTCACGCTGATGGACGCCGCAACTTTTCTCTGGACCTGTTCTGGCATCTTGGCCTCGTCGAACGGCACGTCGTCCATCACCACGTCGGGCAGCAAGGCGCTGTCCGCCGTTCTCACCCAGGTCCGCATCGACACGACCGGCACGAACACCTTCGATGCCGGGTCGGTCAACGTGGTCTACGAGTAGGAGCCGACAATGGTGCAGGTTCTGGCATGGAAGGACAGTGAGCACGGCAGGGTGAGGGTGATGCCGCTGCCCGACGAGCCGCAGCAGGATCTCGCGCGTCGCCTGAGCGCGCTGTTCATCCGTGCCGGCGCGCTGATCCACACCTACGCCGTGGTCGACGAGGCGTCGCTGCCCGGCGGCAACGGCGAACTGCGGGCGGCTTGGGACATCGTGAACGGCGCAGTGACGATTTCTCCCGCCCGTGCCAAGAATCTCGTGCGCGAGCGCATCACGGCCTGGGGCCACGGCGAGATCGCCGTCTGGCGCGGGCGGCGCATCGCGGCGCAGATCGCCGGGGACACCGCTGGCGTGACTGCGGCGGATGCCGCCATCGCGGACTGGCAGGCCATGCCGAGCGATCCCGCCATCGAGGCTGCGGCCGGCCTGCCGGCGCTGCGCACGATCCTGCAGGCGGCTCGCGCCAAGCGAACTGGAGAAGTCTGATGGCGAACACCTTCACCCGCAAGATCAGCCGGAACATCGGCACCTCGGCGACGGCGATCGGCAGCTACACGGTCGCCGCGTCGACCTCTGTCGTGGTTCTCGGCATCTCCGTCGCCAACACCTCGGCCAATCCGGTCACGGTCGATGTGTCGCTCTATGATGGCGCCAACGACTACTACCTGATCCTGGACATGCCCATCGCGCCTGGCGAGGCGGGCGTCGTGGCCGGTGGCGAACAGAAGGTCGTGCTGATCACCGGCGACCAGATCAGGGTGACGAGTTCCGCGGCCACCTCGGTCGACGCTGTGATGAGCATCATGGAGATCACCTGATGCCGATCATCCTGGGGCGCCCCCGCGTCCAGCCCTTCGTCCGCACCAAGGCGATCAGCAGCACCTACACGGTCACGCTGGCGGATGCCGGCTGGCTGCTGGTGGTCGACACCTCGGGCGGCAACGTGACGATCAACCTGCCGGCGGTGGCGACGGCGGGCGATGGCTTCGTGGTGACGGTGAAGCGCATCACGGCCGGCGCGAACACGCTGACCATCGACCCCAGCGGCGCGGAGACGGTCGAGGGCTCGGCCACGCTGTCGCTGCCGACGCAGTACACCTCGGTCATGCTGGTCTCGCGCAGCACCGGCTGGTTCATCGGCTCGGCGCCGATCCCGCTGGGGCGGACGGTGTCGGCCGGATCGGGGCTCACCGGCGGCGGCGCGCTGTCGGCGGACATCACGCTGTCGCTGGCCGGCAGCGCCCCGACGGTCCAGGTGTTTACGTCCAACGGAACCTGGACGCGGCCAAGCGGCTGCCGGCGAATCAGGGTAACGGCAACTGGCGGCGGTGGCGGCGGCGGCGGGGCGGACAACGGCCAGTCGGGCGCTGCCGGTGGCGGCGCGGGTGCAACAGCAATTGACTTCATCGACGTGACATCTCTCGCCTCCGAGACGGTGACGGTCGGCGCGGCGGGCACGGCGGGTAGCAATACCGGCGGCAACGGCGGCGCGGGCGGGTCTTCGTCCTTCGGCGCCTACGCGGTGGCCGGTGGTGGCTCCGGTGGACCTGGACAGGTCGGCGGCTCCGGTGACGGCGGCCTCGGCGGC